AAATAACAATAATCTATTTGCAACACTTTCAATTTCAACACCATCTTCTAACACAGTTAATCCATCATTTGAATTTATATAGAGTATAGCACCTTTATGTTCAAATGAATAATCCAAATGTCGTTTATGATGTATTAGTTCATGCGTTTTAGGATAAGAATTTATTTTACACCTAATTAAAGCTTTAATTGATATTATATCAAAAATTGGCAAAATTAAATTCCAAGCATCAGGCGACCTAACTTTATAATTTTCAAAAACAGAATGAATAAACATAAAATTATATTCTTTTTGACTATCTGTCATAGGAACATTAAAAGTTGCTTCTTCTTCTTTTGTTGGCGAACCATTCTGTTCATCATACGCAACACCATCAAGATTATACCATGGAAATGGACCACCTTTAACATAGTTTGATAAATCTTCAAACTGCTCTGGGCTAAAAGCATTATCAATAATCTTGTATTTACTTTTCATAATATAAATTCTTTTTATTTACTCATCATTACCCGTTTCTTCATCATAGTTCAAGCCATCATTAAAGAAATCTAATGTTGTAGTATATGTATAAGTATCGTCTTTGTCAGCACTTGTTGGGTTAGGCGTAACTGTAACTCTTTCACTTCGAGAAGGCCCTTGGTCAGATGAATCAGCATATAAATCAGCTGACACAGTTTTGATAATAGCAGATGTACTGATTGGGCCATATAGATATATCTTCGCAGTAAAATTTAAAGTATATTCGATTCTTCTTGTAGTTGTTAAATCCCCAGCATACGAATCATCATAACTAACATTCTCTAATATGAAAGGTATATCTCTTTTTTCATTCATTACAGAACTTTCAATCATTGTTACCGTATAATCTGGTTGAAAATATGGAAGTATTTGTTCAACAATCTGTAGACCGTCATCTGAATTAGACGTAAACACACTTAATGAAAAACTTATATCATATGGTACAGGCGAATGTTGTGTGTTTAGTTTTGTTGTATCTGCATTTGTTGTAACAACGCCAACTTTTTGATTCTTGTTTAACTTACGACTTGAATCATAAGTAAATCCGTTAATTTCAAATGACATACGAGGTAGAGTAATAGCCACACTAGAATCGCTGCCAGTTAAACTTGATTGTTGTTCTAATCGTACAATAAACTTTTCTCTTGGCGAATACGACAAAGGTACTTTGATATTCTGTAAAGGATTCCCACTAGAATCTAAACGCTTAATATTGATATTATTAAATATCGTTCCAAACGCTATTACAGTATTGCGAATTTGTTTATGGTAAAAGTGTTGTCCAAACATTAGTAGTCGTCAATCTCCCCAAATGGATTTCTTTCTGAGAAATCAAGTATGTCATCAGCAGTTGATGCTGTGTTTGTACCGGCCGCCGTTTCAAACGCTTGACCCATATCAACAGGTTGTTGAGTCGCCATTGTGAAGTCCTCATTGACAAAGTAGTCAATCGCACCAATACTACTTTCTATTACGAATGAACCTGTTTCATTCTCTAATGCAAACTGGAACTGCATTGTGTCGGTTGACAAGTCATCTTCTGTCGCATCAATATCTGCAATACCAGTGTCAAGTCTTTCAGAACTGTACTCAAATGTAGTACAAGATAGTTTGTAAATAGGCAACGCACTCTGTTGATAGAATGGCGCCTCGTGTTCTACGAATTGAATCTCAAAGAATTTCTTAGTCGTAGGGAAGTAAACTAAATCGCCTTCTTGAGGGCGTTCAGAAACTAAATCTGAGTTATTGCCTACTAAAGTTTCCCATCTCAACTTAGAAACTGTAAACTGAATGTCATCTCTGAGTTCTAGGCCAAACTTCTTAATGATTTCTTGTTCACCCATATAACCATCAGAGTTATCTACATACATTTCTATGATGTATGAATCATCAAACGAGCTTGCAGGATCCTCGCCAAAGATTGTATCTTTGTTCGCTATTTTTCTTGGTAGATAATAGACATCTTGACCATATATCTTCAGTTGTTCGATTATTATATCTTCGTATAACCTTTGTTCTGAAGTGGTGCCGGTGTCAAAATAGACATTAGTTGGCATTTAGTTATCCTTGTTGCATGTGTGGCGGTTCTTCATAATTACTTCTAATTTCTTCTTCTAATTTTTGTTGTTCATCAATTGCAGTAGAAAAAAGTTCAGGCCCGTTCAGCGTAACGCCACCAAGCATTGCTGTGCCTGAGAATTTAGATAAGTTTTGACCCCATTGTCTTTTAATTAGAGAAGTTGTGTATCTCTTTAGGTATAAGTCGTCAAATAAATCTGTGTATGTAGCAGGGTCTACTTTACGATAGACCTCAAATATTAAGAATTCGCCTACTGAAATACCATTTGTCCAATCCATATCAAGAAATAGTTTGTTTGATAGTTGATTAAATCTCATTGGTTTCTCGCCCACTAATATGTGGTCAAGAAAATCTAAGTGTTTCATTGTCATTTCATAATGAACAATACTTGTTGATGAGAAATCATATAAGTCGTTTAGTCTTAATTGATATCTTACATCAAAGAAATTTAAGTTCGCTCTGTCAGATAGTGGGAATACATTGACAACAGAAATAACAGATGATGGAACAACAAGAAAGTTATTACCTTGTTTCCAAGTTGTAGTAACAGAATCTTCAGTTATAGACTCAGAACTATCGGCCGTCATACGAGTAACATCAGCTTGTGTTACTTCATACTTTAAATACATTCTTTCAACGCCATCAACATGATACTGTGCAAAATACTGTAATGCTTCGTCTATTCTGTCTTCTACTTGGTCGTCATCAACATTTATGTCGATAACAGGTTTACCTAAGTTTCTTAGACAATATTGTTTTAATGTTTCTCTTGTACTTGGAACTGCCATAATTGTTTTCCTCTATCTTACTATTTAGTCTTATCCTAATGCGACAGCCTGGGCAATTGCAAAACCCTGTGTTGCTTTGTTATCTAATTGTGTTTGAATTGCACTTGTAACTCCATCAACAAAATTTAATTCTGTCGAACTAGCATCTACTGCAGCCAATTTAGTAAAGTCTGCTTGTACTAGTCCAGAAACTCCATCTAATAGATTTAATTCTTCTGGTGTTGCTGAAATCTGTGTTGTACTAGCAGCCGCCAAGACAGGTAAAGTACCAGAAACATTAGGTAATGAGATTGTTCTATCAGCAGTAGGGTCGATAGTTGTTAGTGTTGTTTCATGAGCATCATCGGTTGCCCCTTCAAATACAAATGCATTTTGAATATTGATTGTTGATGAATCAACCGTAGTAGTTGTGCCCGAAACAGTTAAATCGCCATGAATAGTTGCGTTTGCACCAGAAAATGTCATAGCCGCTGTCGTATTTGACTTGATGACTAAGTTTCCGCTTGAGTTTGTTAATGAACCATAAATTGTTCCATCATCTTTTAAGAAAACATCTCCGCCGCCAGCATCTAAATTAATATCTGTTGTAGCATCTAATGTGATGGTAGAACCAGAATCGATTTCAGTAATTATTGGAGTTGTTAAAGTTTTGTTTGTGAGTGTTGATGAGGTTGCAGAAACATAAGTGTCAATTTGAGAGGCAAGTAAGAATTTCTCTGTACCGCCATCAGAAAAAAGAAACTTATCACTTGCGGCTAAAGTAACACTAGAACCATCAGTTGCGCCATCAATATCAACAATAGCAATTGCACTACCAAACTCTAACGCACTTGCGCCTGAGTTTACTTTAAGTACTTGTCCTGCACTTCCAATTGAAAGAGCGGCGCCAATACCTCCGTGTGATAGTGGTACAAATTCACCTGATTGATATTCTGCAAGTCCTGTTGCGACATTACTTGCGTTAAAAACTGTTCTTAATGGGGTTTTTGCTGACATAAATTTCCTATAATTGGAATAATGTTATTCCTGAATCCGTTAAAGCACTTCCGTTTGCTAATGTGAAACTAGCACTATCAATAAAAGAGTATCTGTCTGCCACTTCAGCGTTAAACTCAAATGTAGCATTTTCAGTAGTTAATCCACCAGCCGCACTAAAGAATGGTATTCTACGAACCGGTTGTGATAGTGTGCCGGTTGCATTTGAGCCCATAACTGCCAACTCATTACCATCTTCAGTCTTAGACCCTTTTGGCAAAATAGCGCCTGTGGCTGCAATCGCAATAGCGCCTGTGCCATCTGACGAAATTGTTGCACCAGCCAAGTCAATAGTGTTACCAGCAAGAAATAAATCTTTCCATCTTCTTGATGAACTACCTAAATTGTAAGTAGTTGTTTGAGATGGCAAAAAGTCTGAATTAATATTGTGGGGGTCTAAGCCTCCACCACCTACTGTTCCTAATTGAACATTGACTGAGTGTTTAAAATTTAAAAATTCTTCTTTAAGTTTCTCCCATGAGTCAAGGTCTGTTAATTGTTTTACTCTTTCTTTGTCAAGCTCATTAGCGTTTCTCATACCAGAAATCTGCTTCTTCACTTTTGCAATCATTTTGTCTTCTAATTTTTCTTCGATTGTTTCTTCTACTACTGCCAGTTGTTCCAGTTCAGTAACAATTTCTTCTATATTTACTTGTGGAACTATTTCTTTCTCTGGTTCTAATAATAATACTTTCTTTTCAACTTTCTTTTTCTTTGCCTCTGCCATTTCTTTAAACAAATCTTCTAAACCTGCAATCTTGGCTTCTTCTTTTTCTATCTTCTCATTTAAGTTTGTCTTTGCTTTTGAAATAGCACTAAAAAAACTACCAAGTTCGTCTGCAAGTTCAACTGTCTTTTCTTCTTTCTTCTCAACAAGTTTTATTTCTTTAATCTTTTCGGCAAAATTTGCCTCTTGTAACTGTGCAATTTCCCTCTCTATGTCTGGGTCTATATCTACTATTGGTTCAACTGCAACTTTCTTAACCTCAGTAATTGGGGCAGGAGTCAATAGAGTATCTATTAGTCCTTTTGTTCCGTCAATATACTTTTTTGTACTCATGGTTATCTTGTTACACTAGGCGTTACTGTAACTCTACCCTCGATTCTTCTAGTAACTAATCCGCCACTAGTTGTTGTTGTTAAGTCCCATACATATCTACCTTCTGTCAGAGCAGCCGTTACTGTGTCTGTAAGTGTAATAGAACATGTGCCGTCAGTACCACTTACAATTGCAGTTGTAAATGATGTTGCTGATGTTGATAAATGAGTTTTTCTTAACTTACTTGTTACTGTTTGACCCGATATATCGACAACAGTTCCAGTAGAGTCTTTAATAGTCAAAGTTTCTGTAAAGTCAGCGTCTTGGTCAACTGTTAAGTTTTGTATTGTTGCCATATCTCATATTCCTTAGATTATAATACTATTTATAATATAATAAACACTCAAGACCTATATTCTAAAGGTAATCCTAATGCAGGTCTACCATCATATGGTTTAAGTGTTTTATTTTTAATATTGTAATGCAAAAAAACTTGTACACAAGTGTCTCCTTTAAATGGTTTTCTCCAATGTTCAAGTTCACAGCCCCTATAAACACACATGTCCCCTTGTTTTAAATCTACAGCGTTTCCTTCCATGTATATTTTCCACATATCTCCACCTAAAAATATTGTTGTAGAAATTTCACATGATGGTCTATCTTTGTGTGGTTTTAATTCGTCACCTTTTTTATATATTCGAGCAAAAGAATATTGTGGCAAAAGTTTTGTATCTACAATGTTTTCAACAACGGGTAACATTTTAGATAAAAGTGTTTCCATAGCAATATCCGCATAATGCAAGTAAGTGTCAGGAACTTGAGTATCAAGCCAATCGCCAAATATAGTAGCTGGATATTTTAACCATTTATCTCTATACAAAATTTTTGCTACTTCTCTTTTTGTTAAAAAATAATTAGATAAGAATTCAGCCATCTCTGAGGATATAGCATTTTTTACAACCTCATACCCTTGTGTATTCAAACTCATAGAATAAGTTTACCTTTATAAAGTCTATTTAATAACGCTTCACCAAACTCATCTTTTATAAAAGTATTAAAAGATAACGACCATCTATCTCTTACGCCTTCTACTTCATTTACACAATGTTCGAGCCGTGATGGAAATAAGTATAGTTTTCCTGGAGGAGTAGAAAGCCACCAAGAAGTTGAGTTAAACACATTATTTTCTTCATTGTTAAATTTCCACTTATCGCCTAACCAATCTTGATGATTAAAAAAACTTATAGAGTCAGTATCTTTGTTACCATCAAAATAAAAAACACCCGATATAATAGAGTTATGGTGCCAATGTTGATGATGATATGCTCCCGGTATTGTTTTGTTTGTCCAAGACTGAGTAATACATACTTTATTTTTTTCTAAACCCCAAACTTCTTTACAATAATCATTTAACTTCTTTGTACAAAATTTGTTTATTTCTGATACTTCTTTGTGTTTTAATACGTCACCTACAACACTTGATAAATTACCAACATTGTCTTCAAGCTCTAAACACTTTAAATATTGCATCTCTTTTTGAGTAATAGCTCTATCTAAATTATAATGTCCAATAGGACAAGGAAATAATGACTCTATCATGTGTGAAAAATTTTATTACTAGATTGAATCATTTCACAAACAACATCATTTAAATTTGTAAGGTGCAAATCAAATGCAATACTTATTCTTTCACCTTTTCCCTGATACTCGTTAGTGCCGTGTAAAAGTTGACTTGGAAACATGACTAAACCGCCTTTAATATTATCAACTTCTATGTAACTATTTAAATGTTTATAAACAGTCTTTGTGTCATAGTAATCTAAATGCATGTTGCCACTTAAATAACCAGAAAATCTACTAGAGTGTCTGTGTTCGGTCATTTTTTGGCCTTGCCTTAAAACATTAAACCAACAAGCTATTTGTGTTTTATAGGCTTCTGTATTATCTATTTTTATTCTATCAAGCCAATGTTCTTTTATAAATTTCCATAAATCTTCAAGTTCAGGGCATTCTTCTACAAAATCAAAAAGATTATATCTTCCATATCTTGTTGTAGTTGTATTTTCATTTAAGCCTGTGCCTCCATCGTTGGTGTATTCTAGTGATAATATTTCTTTTTCTTTTTTTAAACAAAACTTTCGTATTGCATCAATTTTTTTTTCGTCATCCCAAACCGACCTTGAGAGATTATGTTTAAAATCTATCGCATAAGGTGACAAAGGCGTTTCACTCGCTAATTCAAATACTCTATCTATCATAATCTATATCCTATGTTTAATACTACACGTTCTTCGGTGTCAGTACAAGTTACATCTGTATGTGGTACGTTGTCAAACAATGCTAACTTGTTTTTTTCACTTGCAATTTTTGTACCATCTTCTAAAAGAGTGTAACCATTGTTAGTGTTTATATAAAATATTGCTATCTTATTTTTTTTGTCATCATAATCTGTATGCCAACCACCTTCTTCTTGTATGCCTGAGCTGTAGCCTAAATTAAGTTTAACTCTTATAATTTTTTTTGCTTTCGTTTCTTTCATAAATTTATCTACAAATGGTTTTACAATAGCAAAGTAATCGCTAAAAAATAGTTGTTCAGGGTTATCCCAAGACCTATCTGCAAACACATGACTCATCTGATGTTGCAATCTACCAGTTGGTTCCATATCTAACTGTACTTTTAAACTTCTAAACCATGGAAAATCAAAATAATATATTCCTTCGCATAAGAAACTAAATTCTTCTTCTGTTAAAAAATTATCTATTTCTTTAGTTATCATCTAAATTTTGGTCCTATTGCCCAAGAAGTCATAGACATTCTTCTGCCTTTAGTTACTGGTGTTACTCTATGTTCTAAAAAAGACGGAAATACAATAACAGAACCTTTTTGTTTCATTTCAATTAATTGTTCTTCAGTCGCACCCGATGTATGGATTTCAAAATCTCCACCTTCATATTCTGATGGGTCAGATAATTGAACAACCATAGTCAGTTTTCTATGAAAGAAAGCATTAGTAACCCAAGATGTATCAATGTGCCAAGAATAATGGCCTTTATCTTTTTCATCATATTTAGCAAATTGAGGTGTTTGTAAACTTGATATGTCAAAACCAAAATTTTCATCATTTGCTATGTTTACAATCGAATAAAGTTTAGTTGTTACATAGCTATCATCCATAAAAGTCATTTGTGACCTTCTGTATTCGGGTTGTACTACAACTTCTTCATTATGAAAAATCTTTGCTTCGTCTAAATCTGCTCCTAATCCATTTTCAACAATAGTATCAATTAGATTATTGTCAACCGCTTTCGTATAATAAACCCACTCGAAATTCATACTGTCATCCTATTGTAATCAGTTTCAACGCCTAATGTACCTTTAATAAAGTAACTAGCACCAATTATTTTACGTTTGTTTTTGCTTTGATTAGGTTCAGAATGATGTGCTAATTCACCAGGAAATATAACTAAATCTCCTGATTCAATATCTAATTTCCAAGATGTAGAATTAAAACAATTATAATTTTTAATTTTATAATCTACATAATATCCTTCCATAATTTTAGATTTTTGTGTAGAAAAAGTAATACTACTTTCTTCAGCATTTATGTAATAAACAGAACTAAAAAATGCATTTCTATGACTATGTAATGGATGAAAACTTCCTTTATTTTGTAATGTTCCCCAACTGTTACACATAACAAATTTGTTATCAATTTCTAAAACTTTTTCTACATATTCATTAAAGTAATCAAAAATAAATTTTTTGACTTTTTTTAATTCTTTATTGTTTAAGATGTTGTCTTGATTTGTTAACTGAAGCCCTCCGTATTCATGAGTGCGTTGGCCTAAACTATCAAAAAAAGATAATTCTTTATTAGTGAGTTGTTTGTTTGTTTTTATTAAACATATTGGATAACCTGCAAAAGGTATTACTTGATATTCTACCATAATATTCTCACTTTAATTAATATAATTGTCTTTCTGTCTTACTATTTATACTGTCCTCAAATCATTAGTCGTCTAACAAATTAAATCGTACCCAACCATAACCACCCCTGCCATTATGAGCATCATAAACTCTTTCATCCCACCGCCACTCAAGGCCGTCAATGTCCTCTGTTTTTATAGGACAAGCAATTGGGGGGTTCCAATTGTTGAGGCCATCTAAAGTCCATGAAGGATAAGGTTGCGGTTCTATAAACTCATCTCTATTTGGGTCGTAAGCACTACCTGGACCAGCATATTGTTTTCTAAAGTTAGAATTGTAAGAGGTTTGCAAATATCGACCATTAGGTTCTCCCCATAAAGATTTACAGAAAGCAATTCCTACTTCTTCTGATTCATTACCATCTTCATCAAGGCAATCTTCATCAGCTATTACGTTTACGGCTGTTACTATATTGTTTCTATCAATGACTGCAAAATGTGCCATATTTTATCCTTTAATTTTGATATTTCCACCTAAGTTTTACAATCCCTGAGCCGCCATTGTAAGTGCCGCCTGGATTAACAGCTCCAGTTCCATTTGAGCCTCCAGAACCACCGCCTGTATTTGACGAACCAGATGTGCCAGCAGTTCCACCAATTGCAAATTCAGGATTACCAGTACGACCAGCCATTGAACCTCGACCACCGCCACCTGCACCGCCCTGCCCAACAGGTTGATTATAGTCTGGTCCGGCACCGCCGCCGCCTCCAGCAAAAGTTGTACCATTCCAAGGAGAACCAGTTGTACCAGCCCCACCAACTCCTCCGCCAGTAGTACCTATTGTTCCTCCAACAGCACCTTTTCCACCACCGCCGCCGGATTTTGAACCATTTGTAGTACCATTACCACCATTATTGCCTTGACCACTTATACCACTTCCCGGTGGTTCTAAATTATAATTACCCCAATCTCTACTTCCGCCGCCACCAGAACCGCCATTACGACCAGAACCAGAACCACCGCCTGTTGCTGTAACACCGCCACCAGCAGAATTTGAACCACTATTAGCAGCTGCTCCGCCACCGCCAACTGTTATTGTATAGTTTGACGCTCCAGCTTCAAATGTGCCTACAAGCATACCACCAGCACCGCCACCACCATTTGAACCATTTGTAAAATATCGGCCTCCTCCGCCACCAGCAACTACAATGTAGTCTACAGTAGCGTCTGCTGAACCACTAGCCGCTTGGGATACTGAAAAAGTTCCTGAACTTGTGAATGTGTGAAATTTATAGTCGCCTGAAGTTGTAACAGTTCCGCCCGTAGCAGCCATAGCTACATAGTTTGCTGTGTCATAGAAATCACTTATTTGAATTTCGCCACTTTCTGGTACAGCATTACCACTGCCGTCAGTAGTGCCATCTGGAACATTATCGCCATCGCCATAATACTCACTTAGGCCTATAGGGTTTGAACCCCCAAACTCTGTCTGTATTTCGCTAAATTTTAGGTCAGCGCCTGATGATTGTATTGCCATTATTTTTTCTCCAGTTTCTCTACTTTAGCAGTCAACTCCTTAATAGCCTCTACTAATAGTCCGATTGTTTGGTCATATTCGACAGTCTTATAAGCTACCCCATCATCATGATGTAAAGGCAGTTCTTTTTCTTCTACGGCTGAAGGTAATACTTTTTCAACATCTTGTGCAATAAGTCCAGCACCCTTCTTGTCATTTTTGTTGTAAGTAAATGTACAACCATTTAACTGGCCAACTTTAGATAGAGCATCTGTAATTGGTTCTATGTTGTGTTTTAATCTTTCATCAGAAACAGTAGATGAGAAAGCAACAATGTCGTCATCAACATGCAAAACACCAGCATCTGTAAGCCTCATATCTTCTGCATTAGCAGTATAAAAACGCATACCTACATCAGCATCATAATGAATGTAATCGTGAGCGTTACCATCATATATGTCTGTACCTGTATCTGTACTACGTCTGTCAACAGCTAACTTAGCACCTGTTACATTTAAATTAGCAATGTGTGCTGTGTCTATACTTCCATCTA